TACTGTTTCTGTTGCCATTATACTACTCTACTCTCTAATTGTTTCATGGTGTCATACATAATTTGAGCACCTTTATTCATGTTACCACCACCTGCTGCTCTTACAGCATCAGCAGTAAATACAAATTCGTTATTTGATAACATCGCTGGGATGTCATCTGCTTTTTCTTTTACACCAACTGGTGGCACAAATCCACCTGTTTCTCTAAGATCTAACTCTGTCACACCAGCTTTATTTTGTCTTATTGGTAGACCTTCGATACCTGCTGCTTGCATAGCATTTTCACTAGCTGTATCTCCCATAGCATAACCTATACGTCCACCTTCTGCTACTTCTTGTTTTTGTTGCTTAACTTTTTTTCTACGCAGATCTTCTTTATAATCTTTTTCTAACTGTTCTCTTCTCATTCTCTCTTCTATCATTTGTCTTTCTCTTAAATATTCTTCAAAAGAAGGATTTCCTTTAAGCATACTCATTCCCATATCATACAGTTTTTGTTGTGCAGGAGTAAAAGATCCACCATTATCATAACCTATACGTCCACCTATTGATCTATATTCTGCTGTGTTTTCTTGTACAAACTGAAATACTTCTTCGTCTGTAGCATTAGGATTTAAGTTCTTATATCCTCTTGATAAATAACCTTGTAATGATTCTATATCTACTTCAGCGTTGGGATCACTAGAATCTAATCCACCTGCTTCTGCTGCAGATAACGCAGCTGATCCTAAAGATCCTATTGCAAATGCTTTTAAGGTACCTGCTCCCTTTTCACTTAAACCTGGAATACCTGGTAAACTTAAATTTCCAAAAAAATTACGATATGTGCTGCCTGGTCCAAATCCAGGTGTGCCTTGAAACAAAGCTGGTGCATAATACAATGCAGCTGCACCTAAAACAGTTTTACCTAAATCTGATTTAGCAACATTTTTAACACCTTTAGCTACACCTTTGACAGCTTTCTTAACACCTTTACCTATAGATTTAACAAAACTACCTAGACCGTATTGTGCTCTACCACCATAAGCCATAGTATTAAGAGGTCTTAAATCACCTTTTAACATTATGTTTGGTGCACCTGCTGTGAATTTTTTTGCTTGTCTAGTGTTTGTTATTGCCATAATTTTGTCTAATTTAGTTTATAGGGCAGGCGTACTAATCCTGAAATATCACACTTTATTTGATTTTTTTCTTATCGTCAATAGCTGGTTTTAGGTTGTCGAAGAACCTACCACAGAATTGGTGCTCACCTACGTGGGTTATATAATCCATAATATATAAATATACTTTGCCACCCATATCTGTCCATCTTTGACAAAAGCCAAAATCTTCACCAAAATAACGCTTGGTTTCAGGATCGTGAATAGTGTCAAAAAAGTTGTAAAAATTTGGTTTTTTAACTTCTTTACCATTAATATTAGTAGGCTGATATATCTGTAACTCAGGATAATGTTTTATCATTTTCTCTAATACACTTCTTTTAATTAACATACAGCCAGTAGGAACATGAGTTGCCTCTACAATACCAGCGTCAGAGTGTATTTCGTTTTGATCCTCTAACTTAATAGGAAACGTATATCCAGGTCTTCTTAATTGATCTTTGTTTTGAGCCTTATCTTTTTCTTGAAATATCTTGTCCCAATCTAATGACTTCATTGGATAAGGACATGCAATAACATCTTTGTCAGCATTTAACATAGTTTCAATTGTAGTATAATTAAAATCAATATCAGAATCTATAAATAGTAAATGTGTATAACCATCTTCATGATTTAACATTTCAGCCACACATAGGTTTCTACCTTGTGTAACTAAAGACGATTTCATCAAAGTAAAACTAACTAATATTTTTCTTAAAAAACATTCTTGTTGAAATTTTAATACTGCTTGAGTGTAGTGCATCGACGTATCACTATGACAAGGAGTGCATACCATAATCTTATGAGGAGATCTATCAGGTGGATCTGATAAATCTATTACCTCCGTACGTGTATTAGATTGTTTAATAGTTTGATAAGTATCTTTATTAAACCATATAGGTTTATTTGGATTGTCTTGCACTAATAACTCCTTCTATACATATTGATACCATGAGGGTATGGTATACCTATTGTTTTTTTTAACTTCTTTCACACCATGTGGATATAAATGACTTTCAAATATGATGCAACTAAGTTTAGGCATTTTTAATTCTTCATCTGTAAAAATTAATTCTCCCCCTTCGTAATCATCATTTAAATAAGCTAAAGAGGAAAAGTCCACATCATTATCTCTTGTTTCAATATTTTTATCTATATGCACTGGCATACTATGTCCTGGTTTCCATCTACATAATCTCATCTCACGCCAAAGTTTAGTTTTAGTTTTATAAGTATCATCTATAAAAAGAATATTTTTATATGCATAAAAATTTAATAAGCTTTTAATTTTTTCATCTTTAATAGAAACGTAAGGAATATTTCTATCTTTATGTCCCTCTTCTGCATCAGAACAAAGATTTTCATTTTCATCAAAAAAATTAATTAAATCTTTAGCATGTTTTGCATTTATAAAATTTTCTATTATAAAATAATTGCCGTTTGTTTTTTTATTTAGATTGTCTTGCACTAATAACTCCTTTTAAAAACGTTGTCCACTGCATAGCAATTTTATTCCAGTTATAATAAATATGTGCGTATCTAGATTGAGAATCTAAATGATCTTGTATTTGTTTTTGATGTAACGTATGAGATGCTTGTTCTATACCAAAACCAAACTTTTGTGCAAGAGCTCTTTGATTAGAATCATAAGGAATATACATCGGAAACTCTGCGCCTGTTTCATATAGAGCACCTAAATCATCTACTATACAATATAAACCTGCAGCCATACACTCAAGTAAAGATATACAAAACGTTTCTTCAAAAATACTAGGATAGACATACATATGATAGTTTTTTAAATTATCTTTTATGTATTGATTAGACTTGTATCCAATATAATTTACGTTGGGTAAAGTCTCTGCTTGTTGATAAAGCTCTTTATACTCATGATCATTCTGATCATAAAATTGTTTACCATAAACTTCTGTAGACGAATATACATCTAAAGTAACCAAAGGATTTTTTACTAATTGCATTGCACCTAACAATACAGACAAACCACGCCAAGGTGTATTTTGATGTATTATTTTTATAGGTCGACCCTCTACATACCGTGGAGCTTTTTCTATTTTATCAATACCATTTTTAATAACTACACATCTATTAGTGGGTAGATTAAAATGGTATCTGTATTTTTCATAACACCAATGTGAATTAAAAACATACCAATCATATTTGTTATGATTAGCCGGGTTGCTAAACCAGGGAGCTAAGTTAGGTTGATCGTAAGAATTTTTTTGCCAAAGTATATTTGGTTTAGTTGTATGCAAAGGTATTTTTTCTGGTACCGAAGTACATATTTGCACTTGATCTAATAGTTTATTATCGACGTATTTTTTTAAATAGTCGAATTGTAATTCTGTGCCGCCTTTAGGGTTTTGGTTTCTTATTATCATTCATCACTTTCTGAAATACTTGTAGACCTTTATTAGTTACCTGCACTGTAATGTCTTGTACAATATCAGGTCCTTCTTTCTTTTCTTTATATGTTTCGCCAGTCTTTGTATTTCTATATGTTACTATAGTTGTACAATCGATCTTTGGTAAATTATCCGTTTTCATTCTCTCTATTTATTAAAGCATAACTTATTAGGCCTTGTATTTTATTACTGCCTGTAGCTGCTTGCACTGTTATAGCATCACCTGCTTCTAAATTCAAGCCTTGAGGTGAAGCATTTACTTGAGATTTAGCATCCACATCATCCCTAAAAAATTCATATTCAGTGTTTGAATCAGATGAGTCAACAAAATTCATGTTTACTAAAATAGCTGATGATGCATCGTTATTTGCACAATATATACTTTTAACTATAATTGTCCCATCGGTAGGACAAGTAAGAACTGTAGCTTTGCTTGTATCACTTTGTTTAAAACCTTGATTTTTATAAAATATACTCATGCTAAAAAATAGTTAAATGCATCTTGTTCATTTTTTAAATCTTGTTGAAAAGAAAAATTTAACTGATTTTGTAAAGTAGTCAAGGACTCTAGTATCTGTCTTTGATTTTCTACATCGTATTCTTGTTTTGGTTCTGGTATATAATTAGTTATTTTAGCCATGTAATGCTCCTCCTCTTTCTGCAGAAGATCCATATCCACCCTCACCAGAAAAACCGCCACCCCCATTGCCACCAAAATCTCCTCTATCAATTCTACTTTGAAGATCCTTAACAGATCCTCTCATCGCAGCTGTTTCTCTAGCTCTTTTGTCTCTCATTCTTTGTGCAAAGTCTGCAAAACTTGTTGATCTTGCAAAAGTATCAAATGTTGAATCACCTCTTAGACCTATCCCTCCTCGTATTCCTGGTCTACCAAACCTATCTCCTAAGGCAGTTATGCCTTTACCTATAAAAGTAGCAAAAGGATTTTTGGTAACTAAACTTAAAAGACCTGAACCTAATTGTTTTGCAAAACCTAAATTAAAACCTGGTTTAGCCACCTCTGCAAAATCTTCATAATACTCTTCATCAAGACCTGCATCATCTGAAAAAATAGCAGCTTGATCAGTATTCATAATACCAAAATTTTGAGGATTAGGAAAACCTGTAAATTGAGGACTACTTCTTCTAAAGTTTTCATTTCTTAAAACTTGTTCAAATCGACTTAAATCTCCTATATCTATAGCCATTATCTTCTTCCGTCCGGTTGTGCATCGAGTCTAAAAGTTCCGTATCTCCATGACTCACCTGTAGAGTCGTTTTCTATTTTAATTGACACTAATCTTCCTCGAGCTCTAGTATCAACCTTATCAGTAGACGAAGTTATTGTAAAGGGACCTAATGGCGAGCTTACAGCTACGTCATCAGGATAGGCGCTAACAAATAAAGTTACTTTAGCGTTACCTGTTTGATATTTAAAATCAGGAATAAATCTTCTAACAGCCATGAAAAATTCACCATCTCCTCGATAATCTACAACCCCTGTTGCTTGACCCAAGGCGCTTCGTCTAGATGTAATGTCCCAATCTCCTGATCTTATAAATGCTGGTATAGCTGTCGTGCCAGAACTATTAACTTGATCAACTCCTTCTTCGTGTTCATAGTAAATACTTGCACCAGCAGCGTTAGTTATTCCTAATATGCTAGGAAATACAGGTGTAGATGTGGCTTCATAATCAGTGGCATAAGGCGCATCAAATACTCCTTGATCTGAATATGTAGTTCTGTCTAAAGACGATGTAGTCCATATGTTTTCTTGATAATTATAAGTTACACATCTATCAATCTGTTCTGATCCTGACTTTGGATAAAACCAATTTACTTCTGTGTATAAATTATTTGCACCTGCGTATACAATATCTCTAGAATTAAAGTT